GCTACGTCGCCCAAACCCCCTACGCACAGAAAAAAATACTTGGACCTGCAAACGCTCACCGAAGCAGCAAAACAATGGTACGACGCCGGATACTGCGTCCTCCCAGCAGCTGCTGACGGCACCAAACGACCAGCAACAAGCTGGCGCGAATACATAAACGGCGACAAACCACGCCCAACACTCGACGAACTCAACAGCATGCTCAACACCGGGAACTTCGACGGCATCGGCGTCATCGCAGGCCTCGCCTCCGGAAACCTCGAAATGATAGAGCTAGAAGGCCCCTTCGAACAAGCATGTGAAGCGCTCGAATCACTCGAGAAAGACGCCCAAGCCTTCGGCATCAAACCGCTCCTCGACGACATCCTCCGCGGCAACAGCGAAATCACACCCACCGGCGGCATCCACTTCTTCTACCGCGTCACAGACGGCACACCACTAGGCAACACCAAACTTGCACAGAAAATCCAACCCGACACCAACGGCATCAAAGTCATCGCAGAAACCAGAGGCCAAGGCGGCTGGGTTGTAGTCCAACCCTCCGGCGGACGCACCCACCCAAGCGGACGGGCCTACCGCGCCCTCGACGGCACACCAGCCACCACCCCAACAATCACCGCCAACGACAGAGACGAACTCTACAGACTATTCAGGACCCTCGACCAAATCACCGTGGTCGCAGAACCCGAGTTTAAACAACCAACCGCACCACGCGAAGGCCTAAGCCCAGGCGACGACTTCAACAACCGCGCCACCTGGACCGAGATACTCGCACCAGCCGGTTGGAAATCACTCGGCAGCAGCACCCGCCAAGGACATCCAATCGAATACTGGCAACGCCCAGGGAAAAACGAAGGAATCAGCGCAACCACCGGCGGCCCCGGCAACCACCTCTACGTCTTCTCAACCAGCACCAACCTCCCAGCCGAACAACCACTCAGCAAATTCGCCGTCTACACACACCAAGCCCACGGCGGCAACTTCAGCACAGCAGCCAAACAACTCCACAAAGACGGCTTCGGCAAAATCAACGAACCCACACAAAGCTTCACCCAAATCGAAGACACCAAACCCTTCGTCTACACCGACCTCAGCTGGATACTCAGCGGCAACCCACCAGAAATCGAACCACCAATCTGGGGCAAACGCCGCGACGGCCTCAGCCTCTTCTACAACGCTAGAGTCAACGGCATCTACGGCGACCCAGAAACCGCAAAAAGCTGGCTAGCAATGTGCACAATCGCAGAAGCCCTCTACGAAGGCAGCAAATGCGTCTACCTCGACGCCGACCACAACGGCGCAGTCGAAATCACCAGCCGCTTCATGCTCCTCGGCGTAGACCGCAAACACCTAGCCAACCCAGACCTCTTCAGACTCTACGAACCAGACAGCACCAACGAACTCGGCCTCTTCGTCACCGAGATGCTCGAATGGACACCAGCCCTCGCCGTCATCGACTCAATCGGCGAAATCCTCCCAATGCTCGGACTAAGCTCCGTCGACAACGACGACATCACCAACGCAATCCGCAAACTCCTAAAACCAATCGCCCACAAAGCCGGCGCCTGCGTCATCACAATCGACCACTTACCGAAAGACACAGAAGCCAGAAACAGCGGCTACGCCATCGGCGGAACAGCGAAAAAACGAGCAATCGACGGCGTCTACCTATCCGCCAGCGTCAAACACTCAGTCGCACCAGGCAGAGTCGGCCGAATCATCCTCAAAGTCGAAAAAGACCGAGCAGGCAAAGTCCGCGAACACAGCCCAGCCAACCACGCAGGGGTCTTCGTCCTCGACTCCACAAACCCACAGAGAATCGACTGGCACATCGAACCTGAAGAAGCAGCAGCAGACGGCGGCCTCATGCCAACCAACCTCATGGAACGAGTCAGCCACTACCTTGAAGAATGGACCGAAGCCAAACCACCAAGCATGAACAAAATACAGCGAAGCATCCAAGGAAACGACCGAGGAATCGCCCGAGCTGTAGAGATGCTGATAGCGGAAGGTCACATCGCAGAAGAAAGAAACGGCCAAGCACGCCTCTTCAGACTCCTAAAACCCTACCGACAAAAAGGCAACGAGACCAACCTCAGTCACTTCAGCCAACCTCAGCCCACCCTCAGCCTAGACATGGTCACAAACACTTCAGCCACTTCAGCCACCTCCCCCGTAAAACGGGGAGAGGCTGAGGTTGCGAAACCCCTTAACTGCTCTGTATGTGGAGAACGCATGGCTGAGGTTCTTATTTTAAACAACGAAACCAAACACTGGGGCTGCGGATGAGAAACAAACTCCGCCTTGAATACTGCCCAAACTGCAACTCACCAATCCTCACAGGCGAAACAGTGAGCCGCCCAAGCTGGTACGTCAGACTGGACCCAAGACCAGTTGAGGCTAGAGGCTACGGCGTGTATTCGATTTGGGCTGGCCCAACAGCGTACCCCCAAACCGCACAAGGCAAACCCCACCTCGTCCTACATAGCTGCTCAAACCCATGTCCTTATTTTGAACTACCAGCGAAAGAACAAACACAAGACTTGCGCACCACATGGTGAACAAGAAAGGAGAGCAATGAAGATAGAAGCAGGAACCCTCTCGGTTGTTGTCGGAGGCCAGTTCGGTAGCGAAGGCAAAGGAGCCATCGCCGGCTGGTTAACTTCTGACAGAGCCGAACAACCCGAAGGTGACGTTTTATGCGTCAGAGTGGCAGGCCCCAACGCCGGTCACACAGTGATGGGCCGCGGCCCTGACGGTGAAGAAGAAGGCACCTACCCTTGGCGTCTTCGCAGCGTCCCAGTGGCAGCCGTGACCAACGAGAAAGCCATCTTGGCAATCGCAGCAGGTTCAGAGATTGACATGGAAGTGTTAACCGACGAACTGACCCGCCTTGACAGAGCCGGCTACAACGCCACCGGTCGACTGAACATCGACGGCCAGGCCACCATGCTGACAGATGAACACAAAGAAGCAGAGTACCAAGCTGGTTTGACCGAGAAACTCGGCTCGACCGGTAAAGGAATTGGGGCCGCCAGAGCTGCTCGCATCATGCGCACAGCCACCTTGGCTCACAGCGAACTCAAAGACACAATTAGCGTCGAGTCTCTAATCAGACAAGTGCTACCAACCGGCCACGTTGTTATAGAAGGCACACAAGGCTACGGACTTGGTTTACACGCCGGTCACTACCCTCAATGTACTTCAAGCAACACCCGTGCGATTGATTTCTGCGCAATGGCTGGAGCCCACCCGCTAGGTTCTTGGACCCGCGAGTACAAGGTTTGGGTCACACTGCGCACGTTCCCAATCCGCGTTGCTGGCAACTCCGGACCTTTAGAAGATGAGACCACCTGGGACGCTTTGGGTCTAAACCCTGAGCTAACCACCGTCACCCAGAAGGTGCGCCGTGTTGGTCTGTTTGATTTTGACCTGGCTGCGGCTGCGGTTAGAGGAAACGGCGGACCGGCTGTCTGTGACATCGCCTTGACGATGTTCGACTACGTGTTCCCAGAATACAAAAACCGTCACGGCTGGCTGTACTTTAAGAATCTTTCTGACGATGCACAGAATTACATCAGTGAGATTGAAGACCAAACCGGCGCGACCGTTAAACTTCTCGGCACCAGCCCAGACAGCGTGCTTGAGGTAATAGCATGACCGCACCAAAAGCCAAAAAAGACACTTTGATGCTTGACGCTTGGTGGCGTGACGACGCCGAGCAAGAGCTTGCCGGTGTGATGCCGAAAGCCGTTGAATACGGCTCAAGCGATTTGCAACTAATGGGCGAGGCTCTGTTGATGTGCATGCCGCAATGTCGTGACAAAGTCGACGCTGAAGAGCTAGCCATCGCGTTCTACGCTTTAGGCAAAACCGCCCGCCTCATGGGCGCCTACGCTGACGGTCGCACACCGAGCGAAGACACTTGGCATGACCTCGGTGTTTACGCCCGCATGGCTAAACGTGTGAGGGCGGTAGGGCAATGGCCTGGACCAACGAAATGATTCACACCCCGGTCATCTATCTCGCTTCACCAATCGACAACGGCGTAGTTAGCGGTGTTGACAAGGTGCACGAACTTCTCGTCCAAGACGGGTTCGCTGTCTATTGGCCACAGAAAGCCTGGTCAGTTAGAGCCGGCGCAATCCCGAACGAGAAACTGCAAGCGGCGAACATGGGCGTGCTTGATTTTGCAGACGGTCTCCTAGCTTGTCTTAAAGTGGACAAGCTAACGGTGGGCACCATCGTCGAAATCTACGAAGCCCAGATGCGTGGCATCCCGACAGTCGTGTGGGGCAACGTCAACCATTCGTGGGCTCTGGCCTACCTTGGTGTCGAAGCCTACGCCGATTTGCGCGACGCTGTCAGGGCTTTGATTCAGAAGGTGAGTG